AAGAATGAGTTAAACCACCATAAAATTTTAATCTAAAGGCTGCATCTAAATCTCTTGGGTCTTTTAAATTATATTTATGTGTTGTTGCAGTTCCACCAACCATTGGATATATAGCTTTTCTTTTATTCCAAATACCTGCTGTTTTATAATCAACTACCAACGTATTGATAGCTTGTTGTTGTGTAGCATCAGTTATGCCTGCTGCCGTTATGAAGGCTTGTGCATCTGCATCAAAACCACCATAAACTCTTGGCCCAACTTTTATGTACTTTCCAAACATATTAGAAATATACTATTACTGAACCGCTTGTTAATTTTACTTTTGTAATTTGTTTGCCCGGGTCGGTTGGCAGATACATCCCTGCTTTAACAGTCTTTGCGCTTAAGCCTTTTGTGGTTAATACGTTTACGCTGCTAATTTCAAGTTCTGCAATTACTGCATCTTCGTTTACCACGATTGATTCTGCGAAACCTGTCCATGTTGTTGTTCCTGTGATAAGGTAAAAACCGCCTTGTCCAGAAATCTTTTCTAATGCTGTACTCATTTTAATTTGGTATTTGACATCTATTTATTGTTTGTGCTATTTCAAAGTTTAATCCCATGCGCCATCCATTCACCAAGTCAGGCAATGCCTCTCTCATTGGTTCAAGTGATACGCTCTGTGATAGTAAGTAATAATCCTGATATGCAGGGTTAGTCATGGCTGCATAAATATCTTGAGCAATACTTAACGTGTCACTCAATGTATGCAACTCATTTTCCTGTGATGCCCTCTGTATATCCATTACCATTACTTCCATATTTATTGTAAGTGTTTTTTCAGCAATATTTGAGGTCAATACATTTGCCCATACCAAAGGATATTGTTCCTGTTGGCTTGCAGCAATGTCTACTTCCTCTCCAAAATAGAAGCTACTTACTTGGCCGTGCGCTTCGCAAACTTCGCTTAAAAGGCTTACTATCTTGTTTAATGTTGTGAACTCCACTTAGGTATATTTTTAATTTTTCTATGTTCTTTTTACTCGGTTTCATGTTAACAAAAGGTGCATGGTTTTCTTGCCATTAATGGACTGCGTGGAATACCCTGAAAATTGTACTCACCACTGCAACAATTATCATCACCCAATACCATTCCTGAAGTGTAATTAGTACGCTTCGCCAAAATAGTATCAATGTCCACATCAGGCTGATTTAGATACAATGGGTAAAGTGTTTCATTTGCTAACAAGTATTTTGTTAATCTTTCTGCATACCACTCCGATTTATTCTTTGCCCTATCCATAACCACCATCAACTCATCTAAGTTAGCAGGCTGCATGTTGTCCGCATTTTGAACTCCAACTGCCTTGTTAAAATACTTGTAGTTCATGTTCAATGGTAACTCATATCTGCAATACCATATCATTGTAGGCTGAATGTATAAGTCTAATAATGTTTTGTTAGCATCTGTTAGGCTTGCAGTCCTTACTTGGTTAATCACTTCGTTATACATGGAAGTTCCCAATATAGGCAGGATATAAAAGTTCTGAACGTCATAGATAGTCGGTGTAACAACCTTCATATCCACGTTGTCCTGTAATATACTCTCCGCCTTTAATGTTGCTTCACTTAGAAGCATTACTTTTACTGCCATTATCTTGCTCTCTTAACTAATTCTTGTTGCCAAATATGCCTACAATAAGGCACGTTAGTTCCTGTTTTTGGGTCATGATACCATCCACCACGTTGTTTGAAAGCATCATAATCAGGTATGCCATAAATCTGCCCTAACTCTGTGCTGATGTTATCAATATCCTCCTTAGAAAAATAGCGTGGGTTGCTTATCATTGCTTTACAGAATGGCCTTGATTGTCCTTTTAATGGTGGCGCATCAGGTCTTTCTACATATCTATACCTGATAAACAAATCCTCAAAGCTGGGTATTTCTTTTTTTTCACCCTTGCTCGTTGGTGTTATCGTATCGCCTACCTTAATCAACCCCTCTGCTAAAAGTGTTTCTAATGCACCTTTAATATCTGTTTTGTTAGACTCTAATATCTTAATCAAAGCATCTTCAGTTATTTCAGGTGTCTTAACGATGAGGTCAAGTATACCTTGCTCTAACTTTGTCAAAGCAAATTGCTGTGAACTCATCATGTACTTTCTCATCTTTACTGATGTAAAGTTTTCAATAGGCTCACCATACTTTGAAAATATAGCAAAGTCAATATCGTCATCAGCAGGGATGTCGTATCTCTTTAAGTCAATATCAAACGCTGTTTGCTGTATAGGTGCAGGTGCGTTTTTGCTTTGTGAAACAGTTAGCTGCCCTTGTTCTAATGGTTTCCTTCCTACAATCTCCCTCATCTCATCCATTGTCATAATGTTTTCCAATACCGCCTCACCAAATGATGGCATAATAGGCTCAATAGGCTTAATCTTTAACTTGCCCTTTACAGGTGCAAAGTAGTTATAAACCATTTCTTGAATATCCTGCTTTGGTGAAATATACTTGTTCTGGAATAAGTTGAACGCATCAACCATTTCATTGCGCCCTCCTAATTGGCCCTCTACCCTTACACCAAACAACATAGGACTGGTAACCTTATGCCCTACAAATATCTCCTCTTGTATTGTTTTGTTTAGTGCATCATAGCGTTTGTCAAAGTCATCACCATTTAACGGCAAAATTTCAGGCACTCTGTTTGGGTCATCCACAAAGTCAATAACCATACTTCCTGCTGCATCCGTATCTGTGAACTTGTTTTTCAAACGCCTTTCCGTTGACTTCATTTCCTCATCACTCGGCACGCCATTTTTGAAAACAATCATGCGGCTACCTTTGAATCCGTTTTGTATTTCTGCCCTGTGAAAGTTAGCAATCTCGGCATCTGTTATGATAGCAGGGATAGCACCGATATATTCTGGCAAAGTGTAAGTCCTTAATCCCGGCCTGTATGTTTTATAGTAATATATGCAAACGCCTTTTGTTTTATCAGTTGAGTATGCAGGATGTGTTTCGTATTCATCAGGCTTTAAATTGGTGCGCTCGTTTCCGCTTTCATCTAACCAATATTCCGATACATAAAACTCACTATTGTCCCTATTGCTTCTAACTGTGTTATAATCCACATGGTACAACTCAGCCATTTCACCTTTCTTATTATGCACTACCTTTAAATAAAAACCGCCATACAGAAGTTCATCTAAGGCAGTCTTTTTCATCAGGTCATTAAGTGTTTCATAAGGGTTTGGATTGTCTATAAATGCTTTCAACTTGATAGTATCAGCATCCTGCATATCATTGGAGTCAAAATCCCATCCCTTGCCTGCAATGTATAGTTGCTTATCGGTGCAAATAGCGTTGTGCTTTGCAGACCTGTTAAATAACGTAGTAAGGAATTGCGGATAGTTGTTTGTTTCACCATACTTCACCCACTTAACCCTGCCGTTTTTATTCTCTACAAATGCAGGAATCTTATCGTTCTCAAACTTTACAACTATTAACGGTGCGTATTTATTCATCTTAATTTACTTTTGAAAACCAAACTATCAAGTTCTGATTTGTATTAGGACTGCCACCACCAACTTTTAAATTAGCAATATGCAATGTTATTACACCTGTTGTTATTACATAATGTAATATTGAAGGATAACCATCTCCACTATATTTCAAGACACAAGCAATACAATCACCTACTTGTATATTACTATTGTTTATGGTGAAATTAAATGAATCATTATGGGTTATTGGCCTTGTGAATGTAGCCACACCTGATTCAGCATTTATCGTAACACTATCACTACCTGTTGCAGTATTTGAAGTGTTTATTTTACTTATCTTAGTTGCCCATTGTGAAGACGTTTTTAACTTCAATGGAGTTACAGCAGTTGCATCATCTGTTCCTGTGTCAGTTTCAGCCTGTGTAGCCAATTCCACAAAGCCTTTTGCTGTTTCACTTGCAGGCAAAAAACCCTGTAAAAACGTGGCAATCTTTGCCAATGTTGTTTTAAAGTTAGCACTACCCTGCACCATCGGGAATACATCCCCACTTGCATTGTTAGTTACTAAGGTTAATTCACTTATCTTCTTGTCGCTCATTCTAATTCAATTAAATAGCCTGTTTCTAATAACAAATAATCACCTGATTGAGTCAGTAAATAATCATCCTCAGCAGGTTGGTAAGCAATGGCAGTCTGTTCAGGGTCATATTCTAACTTCTCCATCGGCTCAGGAACTACCCAAACCAACCCATTCTCAACTTCATTCAGGATATAAATAACCGCCTGTGAAGCGTTGCTTAACCCTGATGTGTTTGCCAATGTGGTTTCATATACATAGTAGTTATAAAACCCCTCATTGCCTAAAAGAACCTCACCATTCAGCGTGTCAGGGTTTGATTTCTCAACTACCTGAAACTGATTGTACCTTTCTTTGAATGTTGAAGTATCAGTTGCAATAAAATAATAGTCTGTTGCAGTCTGTTGGTTAGTAAACTGAAACAGGTATATCGGGTTAGTCAGCGTGCTGTTTTCTGTCAGCGTTACCGTTACCGTATTTGTTGCACCTTTTTGAAACCTTATCATTCATTTAAAAATAGAAAAGTTATCAAAAGTTGCTAAAACAAAAAAGCCCGACTAATGCCGGGCCTTTCACTTATTCAATCAATTACTACAACAATCCTGCTATGATAGAAGATGAAACTTCATTTGCAAGGGATTTTTCCATACCTGTAAACACAAGGTTATATCCCTGAAACTCGTTCATTGCTTGTCCTGAGTTACCACTTCCACCTGTAACTTCCATACCATTTAATTTACCAAATAAGAAATAGCTTCCGTCTTTGGTTTCAACGATAACGGCTGTTCTGTTTTTAATCAGGTTTTCAAGTACAACTTGGGTTTCATATTGTAACTTCACGAAGTTCACAGTTACAGATTGTTCATAAGCAACCGTACCAGCAGCAGCATCAGCTTGGATATTCTGTGTGAAGTTGTTAGCACCTCTCGGCATTAACTCGTATTTGTAGAATTTTCCAGTCTTAGTGATACTTGTTACAAAGCCTGATGCGTTTTCGCCAACCGCAGTTACATTTGATAGTTCTGTGATGTAGATGTTCTTAATACCTCCAACTGTATCTTTACAGTCAAGGCTATATCCTGATACTATTGCACACGCCATGTTTTAAAAATTATTAAGGAGTGGGTTGCCCCACTCCGTTTGATTAGATTGTAAATTTAACGATTTCAGCAGTTTGGCTAACCTGAACACCTAATTTGAATTTCATTCTCATATATACGGTGTCATAGTCTTGGCTATACCATACGTTCATTTCCTCATCTTCACCTTCAAGGTCGCAACCTAAAAACATGTTAGAACTTCTCAAAGCGTAGATAGCACTTGTTCCATTCAGACCTGCAACTGGTACAACTTTCACATTAGTTCCATGTAGGAAGTATTCGCCAAGTGAATCAGCAGAAGGGATGAAGTTGAAAAGGTTAGCGTTGATTAACGCAGTTTGGTACAATCTGCTAACATCAGTACCGATGAAGATACGAAGATCAGATTTGTCAAGTATCTCAACTGGAATAGCAGAGTAAACAGCTTGCAATACGCTGATAACATTCGATACAGTGATTGAAGTTACAGGAGTGATGTAAGCAGCAGCGTTAGCTTGAACTGGGCCTGAAGCAGCGTTGATAATCTTTACAAGACCGTCAAATTTATTCAGGTAATCTTGCCACTTAGTTGTGTCACCTTGCCATAATGCAAGTTCAACTCTTTCTTTTTGTTCACCTAAAACAGAGTTCATGAAAGCCTCATCAATACCACCCGGCAATGATTCGTATTGTGAACCTGGTGAAAGTAACAACTGAGTGTACTTAGTTTCAAGGTCAGCGATACACCATGATTTTTCAGCTTTGATACGACCTGCGGTCAATACACGAGCAGAAATAGTGGTGTCTCCTGAAGCGTTTACAAGTCCACAAGTGCCACCATTCTGCCATACTAAGGTGTCAGAAAGTGCAGGAACTTGGATAGAAGATTTTACGCCTGTAAGTTTCTGCATGTAAGTTGCAGTCTTAGGCTCGAAAAAAGATGCGATGATAAGCATCTTCTCATTGGTCTTAGTGTAATTACTAAGTGATGATACGTTAAATGC